TTTCCCTAATCCCTAATCCCTACTAATCACACCTATGGCTAACTCCGGTTTCAACATCGCTCCGGCCGCGCTCGCCGACATCATCGTCGCCGACCTCCGCCCGAAGCTCCCCGTCCTCGACGTCTTCACCACGATGGCTCAGTCCACGGAAGACCGCGGCACCACCATCGACGTCCCCTTCATCTCGGGCGACGACGCGATCACCTTCGACAAGGCTTCCGGCGGCTACGCTCAAACGGGCGACGCTGATGTCACGAAGAGTTCCGTAAATCTCGTCCACTACCATGCCACCCGTGGCTTCGACGCCTCGGAGCTCGCCGCCTGGGGTGCCGACGGCATCATCAACGCCTTCCGCGAAGAAGCCGTTGCCAAGATCGTCAAGAAGGTCAACGCCGCTGTCGTGACCAACGCGAACTTCTCGTCCAACGAAGTCATCACCGCCGCGAACTTCGACTACAATGACGTGGTCGACCTCGACGTCTTCCTCGACGGCCTCGAAGCCCCGGCTGAGCGCGGTCTCGTCCTGAACTCCGCCTACATCGGCGCGCTCCGCAAGGACGCCAAGCTGACCTCGGCGTTCAACACCCAGGGCGACAACAGCGTCGTGCGCACCGGCATCGTCGGCCGCATCGGCACCCTGCAGGTCCTCCAGTACGCCGGCCTCCCGGCCAACGGCGAGAACCTGGTCGGCTTCGCCGCCTCGAAGGACGCGATCTGCATCGGCACCGGCTCGGTCTGGTCCGCCTCCCCGAACTCCGGCATCGCCACCATGGGCGGCCTGTCCGTCATGGTCGAGTCCGAGTACACGCACGGCATCCTCTACTTGACGGCCGCCATCCGCATGGGTGCCGCCAAGGGCCGCAACAACCTGAAGCGGGTGCTCAGCGCCTGAGGTTAGCCTAACGGCTGCCAACTGGGGCTCCCTTCGGGGGGCCCCTTTTTTTTGACTGATTTCCCAAGGGTAAGATGGCCACGCTCTATTCCGAGTTTCTTCCTGACGCCAAGGAGATGGTGGCCGACTTCGGGGTGCCCGGCTCGTGCAACGCGGGGGCCATCACCTTTCAGTGCCTGATCTCCGACCCGGTCATCACCCAGTCCTTCCAAGAGGGGGGCTTTGTGGACCGGACCCAGCACATGGTACGCATCCCGGCTGCAACGGCCTCCTGGAGCCTCCCAGACGGGTCTATTGGGGCATCGGCGGCCATCATCAGCGGGCAGGACCCCATCGCCTCCTTGGGGATTGGCAAGGTCATTGCCGTGGACGGGAAGAGCCTGCGCATCGTCGGCCAGACCCACAAGCGTTCCAGCGCCTGGGTGACTCTGCAGGTCATCCTGCTGAACCAGTGAGGGTCGAGACCAAGATTGAGCCTAAGAGCCTAGCTGAGTTCGAGCAGGCCATGATGGAGTACGCCTTCGCCTGCCGCGAGACCATCAAGGACGTGGGGCTAAAGAATGCGGCGCTAATGTGCCGCGAATCCATGATGCTGACTCCCCCGATGGGATCGAAGGGCAACGGCCTCAAGCAACAGGCCCAGAAGGCCGGCGAGAACACCATCAACCGCGACGTCCGAAAGATTTACACCGCGGTAAACGGGAAAGGGTCCGGGCCTCTTTTGCTAGTCACCCAGCAACTGGCCTATTCTACGCGGTATGGTTCTCCCTCTGATTTCCGATCTCTGCTGGATGGCGCTAAGATGTCTGTGTTGAAGAAAGGCACCAAAATCTTGCGGGCCATCGCCAACGACTACGACGACGAGCGGGCCTTCCGTAAGGCCAAGAACTACTTTGCCCGGTCCATCGCCAGGAGCACTCAGTTTGGGGTCGGTTATGTTCAAGACTTGCGACCAATCCACGAGGCGCATCTTAAGCGCTTCAATGGTCGTTTTCTGGTGGGTGGACGCTCAAAGTCTCCGCTCCGCAACTGGCGCGACAAGCAGCTAGTTCAGGACGATGAGGCCATCAAGGAGTACGTGGCGAGCCGTGCGCCTTCTGTTGGCAAGCTGAAGTCTGGCTGGTACAAGGTCCTAATGGGCCTGCCCAAGCCTTCGAGCCGCGAGAACAAGGCGAACTTCGGCACCTCGGGCATCCCGAACTACATCAAGCGCCATGCCGGGCAGGCCGGGTACATTCAACTGCTCGAGGCTAAGGACGTCTTCTCCCTGGTCATCGGCAACGGCATCGCGGACATGAACAAGGTCAGCACCGAAGCGGACGTGAAAAGCACTGTCCTCGGCCTGCGTTACAAGCAGCTGCGCCTTGACCTGGAACAAAGGTTGAAGAAGGCCGCAGACAAGGCATCAAAGCGTTAACCACTTATGGGCACATCCAGCATCCGCCACATCGTCGAGGGCAACCTCGTGACCATGCTTCAGGCCGAAGCCACATTCACGGGAGTGAACATTTACCCGGGGGACAGCACGGCCGACGCGATCATGCCCAAGGTGGTGGTGGTCTGCGACTCCGCCAACACCCCCGCTGGCCTACCTGACGGCCTTGGCAACTACGACTGCCAGGTGCGGGCGGTCCTGCACGACAACGCTAACGACGTGACCCTGACGACCCACCGGGCCCGGGCGGCGGCCATGGTGGCCACCCTGTCGGACGTGGCGGCCATGACTAGCCAGTTCTCCAGCCAAGGCGACGCGGCCCTGTACGACGTGACAGTGGTCTCGGAAGACCAAGGGCTGGACGAGCAGACGGGTGCCTGGGCGACTGTCCTGCGGGTGTCGGTCCTCTGCGTCCTTGCGCCTTGACCGGCCCGCCAAGGGTAAGAACCACCCATGGCTGCTATCCTTAAAGGCGTTACTGTTTTGTACGGCGTGGCCGTGCAGTCCGGCATCAGCAACTTCATCTGCCAGAGCGTCAGCGTCGATAAGGCTTTCGAGCTGAACGACAAGGTTGCCGACGAGACGGGCGTGACTGTGACCCTCCGTTACGACGGCGTGGAGCGGACCGGCACTGTCGAAGGCATCGCCAAGACCACGGACATGCCGGAGATTGGCGCGGCCATCACGATTGCGCTGAAGACCGACGTTGGCGTTTCGCAAAGCATCACTGGTTGTGTGGAGGCCGTATCTGAAAAGGGAAGCAACAAGGACTTCGTCCGGGTCAGCATCAAGTTCCGCCAGGTTGACGGCATCGCTTCCTACGTGTCTGCTTGATGGATTTACTCCTACGCTTAATGCGTAGTTAGTGGACCGCCGCTTTGCCTTAGCCTTCACCGATCCGCAGGAAGTCGACTTCCTCGGCTATCGGCTGCCTCCCTTCTGCCTGCGTCACCGCGTAAGGCTGCACGCCATCAACTCGCCCTTCGTGGAGGCGGCCGAGTACACCACCGGGCACATGCTCGCGGCCATCAAGACGTGCGCCGGCCTGCCCATCGACGACGTGACGGGGAAAGACAAGGCCCTGCTTTACATATGGGCCAAGGACGAGGTGAAGCTGGCCAACGATTGCATGGCCTTTCGGACCTACATGCTCGAGTCCCACTGGCCCAAGTTCTGGGACACGGGCAAACTAGAGCAGCGCGTGAGCGGCATGCCCTGGATACTCAACCTAGTGGCCAACCTGATCAGCAACGGCGTGCCTGAGGAGCGTGCCTGGACGATGCCCGAGTGTCAGGCCATCTGGCTATCGACGACCTTCTCCGGGCTCAAGGGGGTTGAGGTCAACCTACTGACGACGGAGGACGAGGAAGCCATGGCGGCTTTTACCACTTCCCAAGGGTAGGATGAGCACGGACGTCAACTACAGCATCAAGGGCACCTCCGACGTGCCCCAGCAAGTGGACAAGGCGAAGAAGGCCATGTCCGAGATGGACCGCCAGACGCAGGCTATCGGCAAGAAGTTCACCGAGTTCGGCAAAGACCTCTTCATGGGCTTCCTTGCGCCGATGGTGCTCGTGCAGCAGGCCGTGAGCTTTATCTCCGGCGCTATCGCCAAGGCCCGGCAGGACGCCAAGGACGCGGTGGACTTCGCCGCCGGCATCAAGGTCGAGGAGCTCAAGGCCTCGCCTGTGGACCCGACGACGCGGTACATGGCCCAGAAGCTGCAGGTGGACCTGCGCACGGAGAAGGAGAAAGAGCAGGCCGCCACCGCCCGCGAGACTGTCACCGAGGAGTTCCTGAAGCGCGACCCCCGTGGCCGTCAGTACTTCTTCAAGGAAGCCGCCACCGGGGACGAAGGCCCTGGCATGAGCGAGTCGGCGCTGGCCAAGTTCAAGTACGTGCAGGACGCCGTCGCCAAGATCGTGGAGGCCGACATGAAGAAGGCGCTGAAAGAGGAGCAGGACAAGGCCGCCGCCGACAAGGCCGAAGCTGAGAAGAAGAAGGCCGCCGCCACTGTCGGCGTCTTCGCCGGCGACAACGCTGTCTTCGGCGTTGGCAACTCGCCCCACATGACCATGCTCAACCATCAGATCGAGCTGCAGAAGACGGCCAACGAATACCTGGCGGTGATTGCGGCGGCCGCCGGTTCGTCTTCGGACTTCACGAAGGACCAGACCAACGGCAACGCTTCCAAGAACGTCTACTACCAGACCACCAACGTCTCTTAACATGGCACGCATCGACAAAGGAAACGACCTCTCCAGCCCGGTCCTTCAACCAGGTTGGACAGTCCAGCAGGACGGCTATGGCCTATGGACGGGCAAGTGTCTGTTTAAACTAGACCAAGAATACGCCGTCCTCATCGCCGAGTTCGAGCGCGGCCTGCCTCATCCGGTGGCCCCCTTCGATGCTTTCATGTGGTCGAATCGCGTGACTGCGACCTACGACAAGAACGGCATTGCCACCTTGGCCGTCGAGTATGTCGGCATCAACACGGGTGTCACGCCCGGGGAAGGCGAGCCAAGTGTCACCACCCCCAACGTCTCCGGGGCCGTGGCCACGAGCAGCGAGCCTATCGAGACGCACCGCAATTTCTTTGAAATCGAGGACGGCGTGGGAGTAATCGCCGGCGTGGGCTCTGGAACGGCTTCGGCCCCGATCTATGAGGCCAGCACCTTCAAGGCCAAGACAAGCGACACGGGCACGCTATACAAAGGCGAGAACGGGGCGCACTTCACCCAGAAGACGGGTGGTCAGTTCGTCGGCTTCCTCGACCCGGAGTTCAAGTACTACTACGGCCGCAAGTCCTACCTCTCCCCGACGACGGGCTTCTCCGGCGTCATCTACGTCAAGGGCGGGGAAGACAGCGCCTTAGGCGCCAATGTGGTACAAGCCATGCGTGACGCAGTGGGCTACTCATCCAACGACCAGACCTGGAACAGCAACCTGCCGGTGCTCCTGCCCAACTACATGGGCACCATGTTTACGGGTCCGGCCGGCGCCAAGCTCCTGCTGGCCAGCGTTAACTTCGAGGACTATGCGCTGAACGTCTACAAGATCAGCTACACCATCCGCTACTCCAACGAGGGCTGGGTGCCTGAGGTGTACCCCATCCTAGCCTAAAAATGCAACCCGGCAACGGCTACAACCTGAGCGCGGGCCAGAACGGCACGTCCCTCAGCATTGACGATCCGCAGCTGGCCGGCGACCCGGAGCAGTTCCGCGTGACCATCATGCCGACGGGCTACGGCTACGGCGTGCAGGTCCGCAAGGGTTTCGTGCGCTCTCCCATCTACCGCAAGAACGCCGCCTGGGTTCTCGGGCTTTCGCAGTTTGAAATCCAAAAGTTCTACGGCTTCCCTGACGGCTCGAAGACCACTGGGCCTTTTGCGACAGCAAACGAAAGCCCCTTGGTTGACCTTGGCGGCTATGTGCAGATCCAGCCGGCCAGCGTCGAGGGCGGGTCTGACAACTGGGGCGTGTACGTCATCGGCTGCCCTCCTGACGACGACGTCGGGACCTTCGTTCCATACCTGGCCATCATGGCGGACGGGTCTGACGCGGACACCAAGAGCGAACCCTTCCAAGCGGGTCAGACCATCAAGTGGTTCATTCTTTATCAGCAAATCTTGCAGGACGTAGACACCCCGACCGGCACTGTGACCTTGCAGCTTTTCCAGTTAGAGGGGCAGGCCATGTATAATTACAACTGCCAGAAGTGGAAGGTGGCCGACGTGATCTGGGACGGCTCGACCTTTGTCGTGACGCAGACGCACCTCGGACCGCTTTGCCTTTCGTCACCTCTGTCTTTTGAGGGCTGGCAATACGTTGACCCCGCTTCCCCTCCTGGTTGGTTCCCCGACCCCTACTACGGCGCCGAGCTGACGGCATGGAACGGCTCCTGGTCCGGATACACCAAGGACCCGAGCGGGGCGACTGTCGAGGTTTGACCCCCCCGCCAAGGGTAGGATGAGCAACACTGTCACCTTCAAGCGCGGCACGACCTACTCGGGGACTGTGACCTACACCCCGGCGGCCGGCGGCCCAGCAAACCTGCTCACGACGACTGTGACCTCCGACATCATCGACTCGGCGGGCGTGGTCTACCCCTGCACCATCACCATGGCGGTGGACGGCCTGTCCTTCGTGGCCAGCCTGCCCGCCTCGACCACGGCTGGCTTCTCCCTGGGCAGCGCCCGCAGCGACATCAAGTTCGTCTACGGCGGCACGACCTTCTTCTCCGACACCTTCCGCCTGACTGTCATCGACCAGGTGACGAACTGATCCATGTCCTCCATCTCCGTCTCTTCGCTGGTACTGGGCTCCCTGACCATGGAGGTGGAAGGGGCGGACGCCAGCCTGTCCCTCTCCGTCCTTGCCACGGCGCCGGCCGTCCTGTCCGTCGAGCTCGGCACCCCGGGCGCTCAGGGCGACGCGGCGACGATTGCGGTGGGTACGACCTCGACCCTTGCCCCCGGCTCCTCGGCCACTGTGGCCAACGCTGGCACGTCCTCGGCGGCGGTCTTTAACTTCGGCATCCCTGCCGGCCAGACGGGTGCGACTGGGGCCACGGGCAGCCAAGGCCCCGCCGGCAACGCGGCCACCATCGCGGCGGGTACGACCACCACGGGCGCTCCCGGATCGTCGGCGAGCGTGACCAACACGGGCACCTCTTCGGCTGCGGTCTTCGACTTCACTATCCCTCGCGGCGACAAGGGCGAGACGGGCAACACGGGGGCCACGGGTGCGACTGGCAGCCCGGGCACGGCGGCCACGATTGCGGCCGGCACGACGACGACGGGGGCTCCGGGCTCGTCCGCCTCGGTCACTAACTCGGGCACGTCCGGCGCGGCGGTCTTCGACTTCACCATCCCTCGCGGTGATGTCGGCGCCACGGGTGCGACTGGTGCCACCGGCCCGGCAGGCCCTGGGGTGGCGGCTGGCGGCAGCACGGGCCAGTTCCTGAGCAAGGCAAGCGGGGCCTCCTACGACACCACCTGGTCCACCATCGTCCCGGGCGACCGCTACCTGACGACCTCGACCACGTCCCTGACGATCGGCAACGGCACGAAGGCGCTGACTGTTGGCACGGGGCTCTCGTACACTGTCACCCAGAACGTCACTATTTCCTTTGACGGGTCGAACCACATGCACGGCGAGGTGCTGGCCTACAACTCCGGCACGGGTGCGATGACTGTGGACGTGAACCACCACACGGGCTCGGGCACGTACGCGGCCTGGACTGTGAACGTGGGCGGCGTGACCCCTGTGACCTCGACGGCCTGGGGCGACATAACCGGCACGCTCTCGGCGCAGACTGACCTGCAGACGGCGCTCGACGCGAAGCTCGCCAAGGCGTCGAACCTCTCCGACCTAGTCAGCGCGCCGACGGCCCGCACGAACCTCGGGCTCGGGACTGCGGCGGTGGAGCCGGCCACGAAGCTCGTCCCCGCTGGCGGCACGACCGGGCAGGTGCTAGCCAAGGCCAGCGCAACCGACTGGGATTTGACGTGGGCCACGGCTGGCGGTGGTGGTAGCGGTGGCTGTGATGTGCAAACATTCTACAGCGTTGGCACATTCACCTGGACAAAGCCAGCTGGTGCTAAGGTGGTGGATATTCTGCTGGTGGGTGGTGGTGGCGGGGGTGGATCTGGTGGAAGGTATGCCACTACATCAGGCAGAAGTGGTGGTGGCGGGGGTGCTGGTGGTAGCCAATGCTATATCAGGCTTAGTGCTGATAAGCTTGGTGCTACTCAAAGCATCACTGTGGGTGGTGGTGGTGCTGGGGGTGCGTCTGTCACCACTGATAACACCCCTGGAAGGGGTGCGACAGCTGGCACAGCAACTACCTTTGCAAATTTTCGTGCGCATGGCGGTAATTTTGGTGGTGGTGGAAGCACAATCAATGGATCAGGTGGTGGCGCTCGCACATCCTTCCTGCTTTTCAATACAGGTTTTGCCAGCAACAGTGGAGCAAGCGGGGCAACATCTACAGGGCAAGCTGGCTCAACTTTTAACAGCAATCCTTTCTTTGGCACAGGTGGTGGTGGTGGGGGTGGTGCGTTGGCAAACATCCTAACATCAGCTGCTGGGGGTAATGGCTCAGCAGTGAACAATAGCACAAGTGTTTCGGGCTGCAATTTTGCAATTGCTGGCGGTGCTGGTGGAACAGCTGTCAGCATCAATGGTGGTGCTGGTGTTGGCTATGTAAGCACAGATTATTGGCCGAATGGTGGCACAGGTGGCGGGGGTGGTGCTTATGTCAATGGATCAGTGGGTGGCCAGGGTGGTGATGGCGGCTGGCCTGCTGGTGGCGGGGGTGGTGGCTCAGCTAGCAATAATGGATTTGCTAGTGGTGCTGGTGGCGCTGGTGCTGGTGGCCTTGCAATCATCATTACCTATTCCTAATTTATGGCCTACATCGACGAACAAGGAAACGAGTGGGAGCGCATCGAGTCCGACCCTGTCTGCTGGAAACGGGCAGACGGCTTTTGCGTTTACTCTACAATGCAGCACAGCTTCCAAAGTGTTTGCGACATCATTTACAACCCGCCGACGCCTCCCAAGACCGACGCCGAACGGATCGCGGAACTCGAAGCCCAACTGGCCGCCCTTCTCTCCCGACTTTAATCCATGCTCTACATCATCTCCATCACCCTCTCCCTCCTGGGCGGCTTCGTCGCCGGTCTCCTCGTGGCCCGCAAGCACGGCGAACGCCTGAAGGCCAGCGAAGCCGAAGGCCGCAAGCTGCTCGACGCCCTCAAGGGCAAGTGAGTCCATGCGCCGAGTCCTGCCGCTGACCCTGCTGGCCCTCGCGGCCTGCACTCCTAGCCAGGACACCGCCGGCACGGGAACCCCGACCTCCGACCCTGCCGACCTCGCCAAGCTGGGGACGCAGATTGACAAGTCCGACCAGCGCATCGCCGCCGCCGTGACTGTCGCCCGCGAGAACGCCGACAAGCCCGAGGTCGTCCGGGCCGAGACGGGCGTGGCGCTGGCCTACCTCCCGAAGCCCGACGCCCAGGCGCTCGACTACGTCCGCAACCGCGTGGCCCGTCATAACTCTGAGGAATACAAGCGTGCCGAGGAAGCCGGAAAGAAACTCCTAGCGGTCATCGACGCGAACTTCGCCAAGGCCGAGCAGGACGCCGCCAAGAACAAGGCCGCCCTCGACAACGCCAACAAGCAGATTGTGGCCCTC